AGCTGCCCCGGATCTCGGAGTTGCGCTGCGCACCGTGATGCGCGAGCGCCGGGTCCTGCGCGATGCCATGGAGAACGAACTCGAGGTCCTGCGCCAGGAGAAGGCCGCCGCCGAGGTTGCGGCCGCTGGGAGGTCGCATGGCTAGCCAGCTGGAGAAGGTCACCGCCGAGATTCTGTCGCGGGTCGAGGAGAAGTACATCCTCACGCTTCGCCCTGGCTGCGAGCACCTCTCGGCCGACGAGCTGGCCGGCATCATCGCGATCGGCCTCGATCTGCAGGCGCAAAAAACGCTCAAGCTGGAGATCGACACCGAGGACCTGGCGAAGACGCTGGCCGAGATTCGGCGTCGAATCGTTGCCGCGCTCACGCCTCCGCGTGGACGCGCCAATTGAAAAAGAGGAGTGTCCTGTGGGCTACTGCAAGCCATGTCTGGGTGCCGGACATCAGTGTGAAGCTCGCGAGGGAAGCGACGAATGCATCTTCTGTGAAGATGGCGTCGCCTGCCCGCGTGATCGGGTCGCAAAAGCAGCTGTTCGCCCGTCGCCTGTACGGGTGAGCGAACTAAAGTCAGCCAAAAAGGAGAAGCCAATCATGCTGGAAACCGTCAAGAGGACCTGCTCGGTCGAGGGCTGCGACAAGCAGCTCGGCTCAGCCAATCAGAGTGGCCGCTGCACAAAGCATTTTTACGTGCCGAAAGGCGCCCGTCGCGGCGTTGCCGCAGTCAAGCCGAAGATCCTGTCGACGGGGATGCGGGTGTTGCGCAGGGGGGGGGCGAAACGGGGCGCTGCGCCGGCGGGCGAGGTCGTTGCCGTGGCTGTTCACGAGTCGCGTCTCGCGGAACTCTTTGCCAATCTGCCGCCGGATGCGCGGGCCGTGCTGCTCTCCGGGTATTTTAGCCGCGAGGCGTAGCGCTCCATGGCCCTGCAAACGTCTGCACTTTCGCTCTCGCCGCGCGTCCTGGCCGTCTTCCAGGACGCCGCGGCGGTCCTCAAGCCGCCGCCGCCTTCCTCGGTGTCACAGTGGGCGGAGCGGTGTCGTGTACTCTCGACGGAATCCTCAGCCGAGCCGGGGCGCTATCGCACGGCGCGCGCGCCGTACCAACGTGGTATGCAGAACGCGGTCAACTTGCCCGGCGTGGAAGAGATCGTCTACTTCACCTCGGCGCAGATCGGCAAGTCGCTCTGCCTGGAGAACATCCTCGGCTACTTCATGCAGGAGGACCCGTCGCCGATCATCTGGATGTGGCCGACGCTCGAGGTCGCCAAGAGCTGGAGCATCGACACCCTGCAGCCGATGCTGCGCGACACCACAACGCTCTGCGATCTGACGGCCGAGGGCGGTCGCAAGTCGTCGAACTCCACCCTGTTCAAGAAATTTCCCGGCGGATGGCTGGCCGTGATCGGTGCCAACTCTCCCGGCACGCTGCGCCGGCGCCGCGCGCGGATCCTGATCGCCGACGAAGTCGACGCCTACAACGCCAGCGCTGGCCCTGAGGGCGATCCGATCATGCTGGTGGCCAAGCGGTCGACCACCTTCTGGAACCGGCTGCGCATCCTGAGCTCGACGACCACCCTCAAGGGTGCCTCCCGCATCGATGCCGCCTATGATGCCAGCGATCGCCGTAAGTACTGGGTGCCGTGCCCGCACTGCTCCCAGGCTGCCGGCCATGATGACGGCTTTCAGGTTCTGCAGTTCAAGCGGCTCATCTGGGACAAACCGCCAGCGCCGGAGACGACGGTCTATCCCTGTGAGCATTGCGGTGCGGCTCTCACCGAGTTCGACAAGCCGTGGATGCTCGAGCATGGCGAGTGGCGGCCGGAGCGGCCGGAGGTCCTCAAGATTGCTGGCTTCTGGATTAACGAGCTCTATTCGCCGTTTGTGACCTGGGCGGAGATGGCGACCGCCTTTCTCTCGGCGACCGCCCATCGCGAAAACCCGGAGATGCTCAAGACCTTCGTCAATCTGTCGCTCGCTGAGCCCTATGAGATCCGCGACGAGCAGATCGATGTCGACGATCTGAGAAAGCGCGTCGAGGACTACGAGCCTCACATATTGCCTCGGGGCGTTGCCGTGCTTACCGCCGGCGTCGACGTCCAGGCCGATCGCCTTGAGGTCGAGCTGGTCGGCTGGGGCCGCGGCGAGGAAAGCTGGTCGATCGATTTCGCCCGCTTCGACGGCGATACAGGGGCGCCGGACGTCTGGCAGAAGCTGGATGAATACCTGGTCGGACGCTGGTGGCACTCGCTGGCGCCCGATGATCTGTCACTCGAGATCGCCGCCGTCTTCGTCGACTCCGGATTCCGCGCCGCCAATGTCTACGCCTTCACCAAGACGCGTGGCGATCGCCGCGTCTTCGCCTCGAAGGGGATGTCGGGTTTCAACCGGCCACCGGTGATGAAGTGGAATCGCAATAACCAGGCGCGCGTGAAGCTGTATCCCGTCTCGGTCGATGTGGTGAAGGAGCTGATCTATTCCAGGATCCGGGTGCCGTCGCCTGGGCCTGGCTACATGCACTTTTCGCGGGCGAAGAACCTGAATGAGTCGCCGGAGTACTTCGACCAGCTCACAGCCGAGAAGATCGAGCGCAAGAATAAGCACGGCTACCCGGTCCGCTACTGGGTGCTGCCGCCTGGCAAGCGTAACGAGGCGCTCGATTGTCGCGTCCTTGCGACGGCAGCGCTGCATTCTCTCGTCGATCGCACGCCCGTGCCGGTGATGCTGGACCATCTCTACCGCAGCTTGTGCGATCGCGCCAAGGATCTGCTCGCCAAGCGGCGCGAGCGGACGGACCCGAATCAGCTGGAGTTATTGCATGAGCGAGCAGCTGTACGTGTACCGATGGAGCCGGTATCTGGGGATGCCGGTATGCGAGGGCCGCAAGGGGAAGATGTGCCGCCTGCTGGTGAGGGGCAAGCGGAACAGCTGCCTGATCCAGTTTCTGGACGGCCACAAGGCGGTGACGAGCCGCAACGCCCTCCGCAAGGCCCTCCTGCCGTGAGAAGAAGGTCGTCGTGGATTTGAAAACTTTTCGGTGAGGAAAGGAGGTCGCGGAGAATCGCCAGAGCCTTGTTCGTGGCCGCGCGTTTTAGCAAAGCGCGGCCCGGACAACAAAAAAACCCAACTTCCAAAAGTGCCTCCCACCCGCATAAATAAAGGCTGAAAAAAAATAATTTGCATTCGGTTCCCCGAAATCCCTAAAGTCGCTCGCGATGACGACGGGAAGCGGATTTCGGCAGCCATTCGGAAAACAGCTCATAGCCGGCGACGACTGGAGCTGGAGGATCACCCTCCATCGGTACCCGCCGACCGCCTATACCCTGAAGTACTTCTTCCGAGGAAATTGCGAAAATGCGACGCTCAATGTAGTTGCCACCATCGACGAAGATGGCCAGCAGTACGATCTTGCCGTTCCCAATTCCCTGACCGAGTCGTTGCCGCCCGGCGTGTACGCCTGGCAGATGTGCGTCTTCGCCACTGACGGCGCCGGCGCGTGGCAGGCCGCCACGAACTACGAAGTCGGCGACATGGTTTACGACGGCGAGTGTTTGCAGGAGTGCACCACTCCCGGCACGTCCGGATCCGAACCGCCGACCTGGGTGGAAACGCTCAACGGAACCACCGACGACGGCACTGACGGCCCGGTCTGGACTTGTCAGGGCAAGCCGGCGCGTACCGAGCTCGATCGCGGCGACGTGGCGGTCATTCCTGACATTTCAGCGCAGACCGCGCCTTATGACGGCCGGTCCTGGCCGGTGCGCATGCTCCAGGCGGTTGAGTGCGTCCTCGAGGGGCGCGCCACCCGCGTCGAGCGCCAGTACGCCATCGCCGGCCGCGAGTTACAGCTGATGTCGAAAGACGAGCTGATGAGCTGGCGCGGCGAGCTCAAGAATCTGGTCAAGCGCGAGCTGATTGACAGCGGCCAGGATGACGGCCGCGGAAGTCATGTTCTCGCTGGTTTTGATCGCGGGGCCATCGGTCCTGGAGTGTGGAACAAATGAAGCTCCTGGATAAGTTGGCGCGCCGTTTTGGCTACGGGCCGATCAAGGCGACCACCTACGGACCGGCGCCCTTCCGCGGCGCGTCGCTGGACCGCCTCACCCGCGATTGGCCCATTGCCATTCTGTCGGCCGACCAGGAGACGCGCCTGTCGCTGCGCTTCATGCGCGGCCGCTGCCGGGTTCTGGCGCACAACAATGACTACGCGCTTCGCTTCCTCAATAAGGCCAAGGAAAATGTCATCGGGGCGAATGGGATCACGCTGGAGATGTCCTTTGACGAGGAGATCCCCGGCGCTGATCAGTTGAACCGCGCTATCGAGACGGCATGGCAGCGCTGGGGCGAGAAGGTTTCTGCCGACGGCAAGCTCACCTTTACCGATTACTGCCAGCTGGCCATCAGCAATGTGCTGATGGATGGCGAAGTCTTCCAGCGCCGCATCGACGGCTATCCGTACAACAAGTGCCGCTTCGCGGTCGACTTTCTCGACCCCGACCAGGTCGACGAGATGTGGAACCGCTTGCGCCGGCCAGGCATGGCCGGCGTCGGCGTCGACGCCTCGCAGGAAAACGAAGTCCGCATGGGCGTCGAGAAGGACATCTGGGGTCGCCCGGTCGCCTACTGGACCTATTACGGCCATCCCTCGGAGGTGGCCGGCGTGGTGCGCGTGCGCGTTCCCGCCGAGCTACTGAATCACGCCTATGTGTTCAAGCGGGTCGCCCAGACGCGCGGCGTTCCCTGGCTGCATACCGCCATGACCCGCATGTTCATGCTGGGCGAATACGAAGAGGCTGAGCTGGTGGCGTCGCGCCTGGCCGCCTGCAAGATGGGCTACTTCGTTTCCAAAACGGGCGAGGAGTACACCGGCGCCGGTGTCAAGC